AACCCTGCCCTTACAGCCTGGTTCACGTTGACAAACTTAGTACCCTGAAGGGCATTGCCTCCCCAAGGCTCTCCGTTCTTCGTTATCTTCTTCTTGTAAATTCTACGCTCCCATCTATGGTAACACGAAGGGCCACCCTTATACTTAAAAATAGAGTAGTTTTTACCCTTGTGGCCAAACTTCTTGTTTACACCTCTTGCACTCATCATACCGATGTCCTCCTTGCGGTACAGCTTCTTAGTGCGTAGCATCTTTCTACAGAAGTCACGAGTCTCTCCGTCAGGAGTCTTACTCGTGCCCTTCACATAAGTATAGCGAACCTTATAGAGTTCGCTGTCCTGAGACGAATCCTCCTTAGCAGATAGGTTCACAAGACCATTGAGGTAGCCCTCAACGTCAAAGTCCTCAGGCTCATCTTCTGTAGACTCGCTGTCTACATCAATGAGCTCATAGTCTCCTTCTTGTGGTTCGTCTTCGCCTATCTGCTCAAGAAAATCCTCTAAGTCAATTTCAGGATCGTCAGCACTAAACTTGCGACCCGTTTGCTCCTCAGCAGTCTCGTCATCTAACCCTTCATAGTCAATAAACTCTAAAGGCTGTAACGTCTTAAAGTAGAGGTTTAAGCTGATGTCATTGTAAGCTAGTAGTTCATCCATAGCATCGAGAATCATCTCTTGAGTGCTACGGATAACCGTGTTTTGGAATAGTAACGATGCCGTCTTAATCTCGTCAGCGTTACTACCTAAACCTGAGCCATCCTTAATACCTAATAGCATAGGTGAGGTGATACGGTGGCCTACCATCAACTTCTGTGAGGACTCCTCAGAAAGGAACTCATACTGCTGTGAGGCATCACTTAATTGTACAGGCTCAATAGTTGCCTGCATCTCTTTGTTATCGTTAAACGCTAAAATGAACTTACCAGAGTTTGACGTACCGCTAAACTTCTGTATGATTCTACGCTCAATCAATTCACGCTCCTCCTCCGTTGGAATCCCGTTATTGAAGTTAATCAACATCGAAGGCGAAAGGCCGTTCTTGATATTGTTGATGTGGTAGTTTGCTACCTCCTCCTCAAGTTCCGCATACGGCAAAGCCCCTTGGTAATCTACAGGGCTATAGTAATAGTACCCTGCTCTGTACGGCTTGATACAATATATCTCTAGCTTATCGCCTCCTTTACCATACCCGTAGGCAGGGATACGCTCAGGCTCATAGCCCTTCTTGCGAATCATAGACCAATCCTTGCTGTACCAATAGGCTTCTATTTCCCCGTCCTCATTCATCTTCTCATAGCGAAGAGTCTCAATAGGGAAGTGCTCAACCTGTGCAATAGCTGACTTATCCTCATTATAAATAACTTGGAAGGCCGCCTGGCCCATAGCCTTTAAATCAAAGACTACCCTGCGTAGGCAGTGCTTAGAAAACATTGAGACCATACGAGCATACTGCTCAGGTCTTCTACTTGCATCTGTTGCACCAATGCCCTTACCATAGATCAACTCACACACACCATTGATGATGGCGTTGTTAGTTGCTGACCCATTGTAGCGGTCTATAAGGTATTGGTAGTAGTTGTTATCCCCACCATACTCAACCCACTGCTTGCGGTTATTCTCCTGCACAACAGGGGTCGTGTAGCTGTTGAGGTTTACGATTCTTATGTTACTCATCGGTATATGTATCCGTTATTGTCTGAGTTGTACTGCGTGTACTGCCCTTGATTGACCGTGTACTTCTCGTAATCGGCTTGGTCAGTACAGAACACACGGCCTCTATAGACCTCGTTAGAGCCACTTACTCGTATCGCATAGAACCTTCCCTCCTTGAAGGAGTAGGAAGGGTCTATAACCATATAATTACGGCTTCTAGTGCCCGTTAAAGAGACTGTACTGCTTGTATTGGTTTCCTCATCTGTAATAACCACAGAGAGGGAAGTGTCATAGGCTCTTGGTACAAACTTAATTGTACTGTCTGTAGTGGTTACTATATGCATAATAGGTTAACCCTTTTGCTCAGACATTGTTACAAAACAAAAGAGGGGGACGTACTTAAACGTCTCCCCTCTCTAACCAAACCAGAGTGCTATGCCCTAGAGCACAAATATACACTTATTTATCAATTACGAGTTAGTTCCCTCCGTAATAGTAATTGTACCTGTTAATCCTGCCATCTCGCTGAATGGGTAACCTACCTGTGTAGAGTCAACCTCCATAAAGTTTGCAGGTAGAACCTCTTGCGCTGAGAACGTCAAGGTGTACCCCGAAAGGTCTCCCATTGCTGCACCCGTTACAATACTTCCTCCGTTTACGTCAGCACCATTCTTCAATCCCATCATCATACAGTTTCCGTTGTAGTCTTCTACAACAATATGAGGACGGCCATAAGCCAACAATTTAATTTCTTTGTGATCTTCCTTGCTCAATTTTTTCAAAGTCAAGCTAAGGGTTTGGTCAAAGAAAGTAGTCCCGTTCTCACGAGATGCTGTGATTGCCTGCTCAAATGAACTGTTTCCTTTTAGTTCGTATTTGAATGCGGTCAAGTTGTTTGATGAATCACCTGTCATATTAGTGATTTCATCAGATGCCTCTGTTACCGTACCTAAATTTCCGAAGTCTACGAAGTAAACATTCTTTAGGCCACCAACTACATCTTTACAGGGTTCTTTTCTACCCAATGTTAATACACACGCCATAATATAGTTTTTATGAAAAAAGGGCAGACAGGCTGTAGCCCACCTGCCCTTTAAATTATTTAATTAGTTGCTTCTTAGTTGTAAAGAACAATCTCAGTACCGATACCGTATTGGATACCTGCAGTAAAGCGCATTACAACACGAACGTTTTGCGAACCATCTAAGTCAGCCATATCTAACAACTTAACCTCGTTAGTGTCAGCCAACAAGCCTGTACCGAAGAACAAGTTTGATTTCTGAGCAGCAGCCATAGTGTTATCAGAAAGACCTGGAGCAACAAAGATTTTAACACCGTCAAATGCCAAGTTCTGACCGTTGAACCAAGTAGTTCCTTCGCCATTCAAACCGTTAGCACCTAGACCTGAAGCACCAAAGCCACCTAATGCACGAACGTAAGCACGAGCAACGTTAGAAGAAACGTAAAGGTAAAGGTCTTCTTTTCCGTAGATAGCAGTAGGTACAGCATCAACTACTTTACCCATCTCAGTGATAACGTTTGCAGCCGTTACAGTTGTACCTGTTACGTCTACAACGTCAGAATCTGCTTCCCATAATACTTCGAAGCCATCGAACTCACCTGCAGTTGCGTTAGCACCTTGCCAGATGTTGTTCTCCATTTTCTCAGCTACCTTAGAAGCAACGTGGCCGATAAGGAAGTCAGAGAATGCAGGAGGCAAGTTATCGAATGAGCTGTAGCCCATTTGGATTGCTTCCCAATCGCTGCGGAAATCTTTCTTACAAAGCTCAAGGTTCACTTGGAACTCCTCAGGCTGAAGAATACGCTCAGTAAGTGTAAGCGTTGAAGTGTCAGAGAAATCACAAGTAGCGTCTTTGACGATAGCATCCGTAGATACTTTCTTCATTACTTCCTTGAATTTCACATTTGGTTTAACTGTGATACCACCACCTTCAATGGTATCTGCACTTAGCAAGGCAGCAGAGAGGTATTTCCCTGCAAATTCACCTGCGTAAGTCGTAGTAATGCTAGTAGTTGTAGCCATTTCTATATATTATTATTGATTATTTACTTATTAAAACGGAAGGTCAAAGTTTGATGCACGAGAGATGCGAGATGAGTTCCACTCACGCTTCAAATCGTCAATAACGCCATCAGCGTTATTTACCATTTCTTTAGCCTCCTCAAAATCATTATAAATGTCAGAAGGGTCTAAACCAAGATCGTCAGCACTGCTTTCAATCTTTTTAAGAATATCACCTAAACGCTCTGCAGCCTCTGGCAAGTAAGACATTTCGCTGTTGATGATGTAGTCATCAACCTGCATATAAATGTCAGTCATCTTATCTTCTAACTCTTCAAGAGCTTCGTATGCAAAGTAAGAAGTTGTGCCGTATGCACCTTCTACGTCACGGAATGCGCTCTCTGCATCATCTACTAAAGACAATTTTACTTGCTTGCCTTGCTTGCTGAATTTAGCAGGCTTCTGAGCCTTGCCCAATTCAGCCCATAATTTTTGTACTCCCTTTTTCATTATTTAATCTGTGTTTTTAACTCGTCAATAGCATCCTCTAATTCTGCTGCTGTGCCATAAAGGGTTGAAAAAATTTGGATAGCCTCGTTAACATCGCTACCGCTGTAATCAATCAAGTCTTCATAGTCCATACCAAGATTTTCTCTTGCAGCATTAAAGCTCTTGAGTCTTCTTGTCAATTCATCTCCTTGACCTTCCCAAAACACAGAGTCAGCATCCTCTAACTGAACCAATCGGTTTTTGAAGCCAACCACGAAGTCATCTACAAAAGAGCGGAACTCTCTGTAAAACTCAACTTGTCTTT